GTTTTTTTCGTGTTCCTCGAAAGTCGGGCCGTTGAAGACAGCGCCGAAGATCATGGCAATGGTGCCGACCTCTGCGCCCATCAGCGTCGGCCTGTCTTCGATCGTGAAGACCTTCTCGCCATGCTCGTCTTCCACCTTGGCGATGATCGCGTCGACCATCGCGTCTAGGGTCGGATTGGTGGCGAAATCCTTGTACTTCCGTTGCAGCTTCGACATGTCCCTGATGTTGAACTTGTCGAAGTAGAGGCGAACCGGCTTATCCGGCTCGCCCCACTCTGGAACGTCAACATGCAGCTTCTCACGCTCGGCTAGCTTCGCGGCGATCTGCTTTGCCAGCAACGACATTAAGACACCGTCGTCTGCGTCAGAGCGCCAGTGCCTTGCACGCTGATCGACATCTCGACCAGGCCGTCATAAGACGCCGAGATCGTTCTGCCGGTGACGATGGCACTGCCCGTGTAGTAGGTGTCTCCAGACGTGTTGCCCTCTGGATAAAGGTTCAGGGTGACGGTCGCCCCGATAGTAAGAGCACCCTGTCCAGTCGTGTTGGTCTCATCCCAAAGCACGTCAAGCGAGCCGGTGAAGGTCGTCAGAGACGGAAGGTAGGTGCGGGCAGCATCGCCCATCGAGGTGTCCTCGAGGGTGTCAGCCGTTTCTTCGATCGAGTAGGAACGGATCTCGGCAACGGCGTTCGCGCCGACCCGAACGGTTCCCTCGCTTCCTGCGTGAGTAGCCATAGCGAATGCCTCCTATGTGGCCGTTTCCACGTCTCCGATAGTGGTAACATATCGGATAGCGTAAGTTAAGCGGGCGACAGCCACAGGCTGCTCTGCCTCGCCACTGTAGTCGATCTCGGTTCCCGTCAGGACGGCCTCTTTCGCCAGACCATCCAGCGTAAAGTTCGCGGCAATCGTCTCTTCCACTTGCACGCAGATCGCATCAAGATCATCGTCGAATGTTTCCGTCGCTCTCACATACACATCTATCGAGAGAGACAGGCGCCGATCAAGCGACTTGGCCGGCCCGAACGACAGAAGCCCTGACCCCTCCGATCGAGTGTACACCAGAACCGCCGGGATGTTTGCCGCCGTGAGCGGATAGACCCGCGACGCAAGAACGCGCCTGCGGACGAGCGAAACGCCGGTTTTCAGGATGTCGGTGACTTTGTCCCTGATCTGGCGACGGACATGCGACATCAGACCTTCTCCAGGTTTACGTCGGTGACGCCAGTGCCATCATGCACCCAACTCTTCACAACGTACTCGATGCCAGCAATCTTGAAAATGTCGCCCTCGGCCAGATCAGTTAGATCAGACGTGCGACAACTCACCCGAGGCTGCTCCTGATGCACAGGCACAAAGCCGCCAGTTTCCACCGGCACCGTCTCGTTGTCGAAGATACCGATGAAGGTCGTCTGTGACGTGAAGTTCGCTCTAATGCGCGTGACAGTGACGCCGAACTCATCCGCGTTGAAGATGTAGACGAGATCGGTGAGCAGCGGCAGCGGCATCTGAACCTACTTCGACCGTTTGGCCTTGGGGGCGGCCATGCGGTTCGTCTCGACGGGCTGCTCGACAGGACCGTCGTGCTTCTGGATGCGGCCCATTGCGATCAGGCCCGCCGCCTCTTTGTTATCGATTTCCACGATGTCGCCGGCGCTCAGAGTGCCGCCAGAGAACACGCAGGACTTCATCACCAAGTAGGGCATCTTCCCCTCCGGGTAAGATTGGGGGCGGTCTAAGCCGCCCCCATTCCATTTCAGTACCATCAGACGCCGTCGTTGTTGTAGGCGAAGCTGACAGCATGGCGAACAGCCACATCGACCGTCTGAAGCGCGACGATGCGAACGGTGCCCGTGTTCGACGAGGTGTACGGGTCGACGGTGATGTCCAGGCCGCCGTACATGCCGATGAGCAGGTCGCTGAAGTTGCCGAAGTAGAGGTCGCCAGAGGTGACCTGGTTCGACACGATCGAGCGATACCCGTTGATCGTTCCGCCCGGTTCGACGATGAACTGCGCCTGCGAGGCGACCTTCACCGCAGTCTTCAGAGCGCCGTACATGGACGCCGGAAGAATGTAGGCGAGGTTGCCGAGCAGAGCGTTGTCCTCGGCGACAGCGGTCTCGAGAGCAACGACCTCGGCGAAGGTCGGAACAGCAGCCGCAAACGAGGACGGCTTGTTTACGCCAGAGGTGTTCTTGATGCCCGTCGGCTGACCCGAAGAACCAGAACCTTCCAGCGCACCATCGTCGATCGCCAGCGCAATGCCGGTGCTCAGATCATTGCGGATCAGAGCCTCGATGTCGGGCGAGGACTGCATCATCATCAGACGGGTGATGTCAGTGAACGCGCCGAGGGTCTTCGGCGTCATCGTGACCTGCCCGAAGGTCGGCTCCGACTCAGACGAAGCGCCGCCTTCCGTCGAAATCCAGCCAGCCGTCGAGGCCGCCGTCTTCTTCGGGATTGCGACGTTGCCCTTAAGGCCCGTCAGCATGGTCGCACCAGCCTGCATCACCGACGACGCATTCCGCAGAACGTCGATGAAATCGCCGCCACGGAAGTCCTGAGCGATGAGGCCCGAGTCATCCGTGGTGTTGATGTCACGCTTGCCCCAGTTGCGAAGGATGTCCGCAGGGATCATCAGGCCGCGAGCCTCAAGGCCGAGCACACGCTGCGCCGCAGCAGACGCCTCGAACTCGAAACGCGCTTCGTCCTGCGCCCGACGGTCGGTCGGGTTTGCCATCGCGCGGATCGCATTCATCAGCGAGAAATGGCGCACCTCTTTGCTAGTCAGGCCAACTTCCTGCGAGTCGAGCGGCTTGTCGCCGATCGCGTCCAGGAGCATGCCACGGAACTCGGCCAGCGAGCGGCCTTCCGCGACAGCCTTGTCGGCGAGTTCGCGCTTCTGATGCTTGCCGGCGAGACGGTACATCTCGGCGGTGTCTTTGGCAGCGGTGCGGGCAGCTTCGGCCTTGACCGCTTCCAGATCGATGTCAGCCATATTGGCCTCCTTGATTTGGGGTTCAACTTTCAGGGTGGTCAGGTCGTCTGCCGCCGCGCGACCAACACCGACTGTCCTGTCGGCGGGGATCGAAACCACGGAAACTTCCATAGGCATCCAAGACACGGCGCGATAGGTCTTTTCGCCGGCCTTGGACAGTTTGTTGATCTGATAGCCGACCGAGATATTCCCCCGGATGCCATCAGTCACGTCATCGAACACCTCTTTGGCAAGCCCGTTTCTCCCGAAACGAACAGTCGCCCGCAGCCGTTCGCAGTTTCAAAGTAAAAGATTTATACTTAGACATGCATGGCTTAATCTTTGAGACGAGCGTATGACTACT